GAATTTATTCTCTAGAACTGCGTTTGGCAGGTTTTAATAATAAGGGAATAAAAATTGATTGGGGAACTTCTACCGTTTCTGATGAAGTCAAAATCCAACAAGGTCGTCAGTATAAGATACAGAACCTTGATTTGTTGTACAAAGCTGGTATCATTAGCCAGGAGCAATATGCTTGGGAAATGGGATACGATTCTCCTGATGAGGATGAACCAAGAGTTTCACTTGAGGACCAATTCTCTAAGGGTGGAGGTGACCCACAAGAAGGTACCAAGAAGAAACAAAGGCAGAATGATAAAAACCAATCTGCTCGTAGGTCAAGAGATAAGAATAACCCGGCTCCTTCTCGAGGGGACCAAAATACTAAACCAAGATGAGTAAATTTACAAAGAAAAACAAAGAGCATCTTGATTCAA